TCTAAGATCAATGAAAAGGTTGCTAAAGAGCGTGCTCGCATTAAGCTTGATACTGCCAATGGTGAGCTGCGCAAACGATACTGTCATAATTGCTAATCGTGCACAATTAAAACCGGATTGGACCTTGATCTGTGTCGATAAAGCTGATATACTAACACCTGGAACAGCTTCGGCCCTGCTGGCCCTGAACGTGGCGAGAGAACAATGGATCGGGAAAGAAGAATGCTCCAAGAACCCACAGACTACCGTAGGGAAACAGACTACGATCTCCAAAGGAGTCTCGGCCGCCTCGAAGGCAAAGTCGATTCCTTGATAATGCAGCTCACTGAACACATCAAGAAAGACGAAGTTTCTTGGGATAAGGTTACTAAATTAGAAAAGAAGGTTATGTATGCAGCAGGCGTAGTAGGAATGATTAGTTTTCTATTCACTGCTTGGATTAGCACTGGCTTAAAGAAGATCGGGTTTATCTAAATGAAGTTCACCCTACTAGATATGGTTCAGGAAATTGCTTCTGATATGGATAGCGATGAGGTCAATAGTATTGATGATACTGTTGAGTCCATGCAGATCGCTACTATTATTCGTAGCACTTTCTATGATCTTTCCATTGAACTCCAGCTTCCAGAGCATGAAGGTCTCTTCGAGCTTAATGCTAGTATCGATATCACTAAGCCAACTCTTATGACTATCCCCGATACTGTCAGTCTAGTTAGGAATGTTAAGTATAATAATCAAGGAGCTGATGATACATACTCCAGATATGAAGATGTAACCTTCATGAACTTTGAAGACTTCATGGAACACCAGCGTGGCTTGATCGGGCAAACTTCAAATGTTGGAGAGATGGCCTATCAACAGAACTCTGAGACATTTGAGATAATGTATCAGTCTGATAAGATGCCACAGTGGTTCACTACTATGGATGATCATACCTTCATCTTTGATAGCTATGATAGCTCATTAGATAGTACACTACAGAAAAGTAAGACCATGTGTATGGGAATCATTCTACCAACATTCAATATGGTAGATACCTTTACTCCAGATCTGGATCCTACACAGTTCTCTCTATTGAAGAACAAAGCTAGAGTTAGGGCCTTCTTCCAGTTAAAACAGATGCAGCATCCAGAAGCAGCAAAGGAAGTACGTAAGCAACAGATACAGACTCAGAAGAACAAGTGGACTGCTCCCAGAGAACATCCTCTCAATCAAATTGATAGGCACTTTGGACGTAGGGGTATGACGAGTACAACGATTAATCGTAGACAAAAGCAAGGATGGTAATTATGAATAAGAAGATTAGCAGGATCGACAATCCAATGACTGACGGTTTCACAGGTGAGTTCAAAGAGCTAGATGATGATCAGATAGCTATTCGCCATGTTGAGACCAGTAACGGCAAGAAGTATCATGTCGTTCAAGTGAATCCCTGGCAGTTGTGGAAAGTAGTTGACAACAAGGGTAAAGAGCTATTTGATGGTGAGAAGTTTACTTCTTCACGTAAAGCAGAAGTGGCGCTTGAGAAGCATCTAAATGCCTAGAACTCCTGCCAGTAAGGTTGAGAAATCATTCATTCGTGGTCTTATCACGGATGTTACAGCTTTGAACTTTCCGGAGAACGCTTCTACGGATACAGATAATTGTGTATTCGATTTTACTGGCAGAGTTTCACGTAGACTTGGAATTGATCTTGAAGATAACTATACAACGTTTGATGGCGGTACAACAGTAGATACTGATGTCTTTACAGAGTATCTCTGGGAAGCAGCAGCTGGTATCGAGAAGTCTTTTGTAGTAATTCAGAATGGATCAGATCTTAACTTCTTTGATGTGTCTACTAGTCCTACAATTACTACAATACATACTACTATTGATCTAGATGATTATCTCCCTTCAGGTTCTGGATTAGATCCCGGCTCTTTCAACTGTCAATATGCAACGGGTAGAGGAACATTGATTGTAGTCAATCCTTCGACTATCCCGTTCTTCGTCGTCTATGATGCAACAGCAGATACTATAACTGCTACATCTTTTGAAATCAGAGCAAGAGACTTTGCAGGATTAGACGATGGACTAGCGGATACAGATCGTCCTACTGCTTCAGTCTCCGGACTTGCTTCTAGTAATGCTGCACACTACTACAACATATTAAATCAAGGTTGGAGTACTACTGACGCTCTTTCTCAGTGGGATACAGCTAGAACAGACATGCCCTCTAACTGTGATTATGTCGCTCTTTATCGAGCTTCTGTAACAGACGCTTTTGATAACTCCCGTGTGCTTTCTCTAAGTCCACTGTCGCGTCCCGCTCCTAAGGGGCACTTCATTCTTACTGCGACTAATCCCGATAGAAACGCTGCGATGGTTGCTGATGGATTTACTGCAGCTATCGGTACGACAAGTGCACTAATTGGTTTTAATACTGGAACTAATATAAGTTTCGGAGTAAGTAATCCTGGATCAGTATTTGATGGAGTTACTAACTTAATAGTTAGTTCAGCTTCACAATTAACTGCGGGCGTATCTGCATACATTGGTAAGAACTACAGCGCAAGTCCTAAGAGAATTGGACAAGCAGTTATCTACGGAAGTAATGATCGTGGATTTATGCTTGCCAATAATCCTGTAACATGGGATCTATATGCTAAACAAACAGCACCTACTGCGCATAATGATGGCACATTAATTGGTACTCTTACATTTACAGATACTGCTAATGAATCTGGTGGAAGAGTCATCTCGTCCACAGATCTAGCAACTTCCTGGAACTACGTATGGGTTAGACAGAACCAAGCAGTAACGGCAGCAGCCGATCCATATCTCGTAGAAGTTCAGTTCTATGAGGTGACTTCAACTACCGATGCAGAAGAGACCATCAGGCGGCCTTCTTGTGTTGCCTTCTATGCAGCTAGAGCTTTCTATGCAGGTATTGAAGCCTTCTCTTTAAACAATACAATCTTCTTCACCCAGATCCTAGAGAAGGAAGCACAGTACGGTAAATGTTATTCGGTTAATGATCCAACAGGTGAGTACTTCTTTGATCTACTATCTTCAGATGGTGGTACAATTGTAATCCCTGAGATGGGTAAAGTAACAAAGCTAGTCAATTGTAAGAATGCTTTAATTGTTATTGCTACTAATGGTGTCTGGGCTATCTCAGGATCTTCTGGTAATTACTTTAGAGCTAATGATTATCAGGTGAAACGTCTTTCTACAATAGGATCCACAAGTCCACTAAGCATTGTAGATATGCAAGGTCTGCCTGTCTGGTGGGGGCAAGAAGGAATCTACTCTCTTAAGTTTGATCCATCATATGACTCATTTAATATAGAATTTCAATCTGTCGGAGTCATTGATCAGTTCTTATCTGAACTCCCAACTGAGAATAAGAAATATGTTAAAGGTGTATATTCTCCTGAAGACTACATGGTATTCTGGCTCTTCAATGACGGAGTGCTTGGAGATGACAAGTACACCTACAACAGAGTTCTTAACTATGATGTAAGAACTAAAGCGTACTATCCCTGGACTCTTACTACAGATGTCGGTACATTAGATATTCGAGGCCATCTCTTCGTGCAAGCTGCCGATAGGACTGGTATTCCAGGTAATAAATATCTAATTACATATGAACCTACATCAGGTACTCATAATATGACTTTTGCTACAGTATCAGATACAGTCCATAGAGATTGGTTTGTTTATGATAATGAGATTGAAGACATTGGCGGAGCACAAGAATACGATAGTTACTTCATTACTGGGTACTACCTCCCAGGAGATGCTATTAGATTCGCACAGGCTAACTACATACTAACTCTTCTCGAACAAAATGATGCAGACGATAGTTGCTATGTCCAGGGTGCATTCGAATATGCAATCACTGGTGACTCCGGTAAATGGGGATCTAGACAAGAGATCTACACAGGTTTCATGGAAGATCGATCATTGACTTGGCGTAAACTTAAACTAAGAGGCAAGGGTAGATCTATCCAGCTTCGATATAGTTCTAACGGAACTAAGCCTTTCACAATCATTGGCTGGTCATTGGCACTTTCAACAGCGCAAGGTATATAATGTTTCCATTTCAAGCAGCGATGTTTACAGTCGGCCTCTATACCAGTGGTGTGGCTGCTCAGCGAAAAGCTAGATCAGCTAGAGAGCTCTCTGAGAGCTCCGCTCGGCAAGAAGGCATTCGACGTGAGGCTGCTCAACTCCAATTCCAAAGACAGCAAAGAGAATACATTCGTCAAGGTTACTTGACAGAAGCTGAGTCCACTAGTCGTATGTTCGCTGGTGGAAATCTTGCACAAGGTAGTTCAGCAGTTGGCGGCACTCGTGGTCAAGAGCGTAACCAGACTGCTGGAAACATTAACTACAATATGTTTCAATATCAGCTTGGTGAGAAGATGTTTGATGAGAGGGCTAGAGAATCTCGTATCAGACAGAAGCAAGCCGAAGCCAGCGGTCTTGAAGGCATTGGTAAGATGATAATGGGTAACTCCAAGGCTGGTGGTGAGATAGCCGGTAGCCTCTTCGGTAGTAGCGATAGCAATACCTTCCAACCTGGTATCTCAAGCTCCGAGGATAATAGCAGCAATAGTTTGTATGGTGGTGTCGATGTGCTAGAAGGGGCGCCATACTAATGGCAGATCCCTACGAGAATATTGACTTAAGTATAGGCTTCAGTCCTCAGAATCCTGATCAAAGGATTGATCCAGGTTCTGAAGCCTTTAAAGGCGAAGTACCTATGGACTTCGGTATGGGAGCTGTCCCCACCCAGCCCGCTGTCCTTAAAGAGACTGCTGAACAGCGCGCTACTAAATGGGCTATGGGAGTCAATAGAGACTCTAAATACAGAGACTTCCTCTTGTCTCAGATTGAGACTGGTAATGAACTTAAAGAGGAACGGCTTGCTGAACAATCAAATGTTATGAATGTTCGTCATGCTAAGGATTCTGCTATCCAGAAGATCATCAATGATAAGGCAGGTAATCTTGATGATAAAGATATAGAAGCAGTCCTTCGTATTCAAGAGTCTCCGGACATCGGTACCGAAGACTACTTTGCTGCTAAGTATGCAGAGAAGATGACCAACAGTACTGCTGAAGCTCTTCTAAAACATAGAGAGCCAGCAGAGGCTGACTATCAATCTATGAACTATCTTCAAAGGAGTCTCCATCTCAAAGAAGGTGTTCAGAGATTTAAAGAAGAGCTTAAAGCTAAATACGATGAACAAAGCTGGACGGCAATGCCTCCAGCAGGTCAAGCCTTTAATACTAAGATAGATGCTAACCTTGAGAGGTTCGTCCCTCTTCTCTATGATGCACGTATGCGTTCACAGTTCTTAGCCCTTACTGGTAACGATCTTGCTGCTCAGTACTCTAAGTATCTGACCATGGAGAACCCAAGCGATGCGCTTAAAGAGATTAAGACTATTGCTACAAGTATGTATGGTAAGAATCCAGAAGCCGCCATACAGTTTCTCAATGGATTTGCCGCGTATACTACGTCAGACGCGGCTCTCGCAAATCTATTTTCTACTATTGACTTCGCATCTGTCCCGGGAATAGCTACAGGCACTAAGCTTGGTTTTAATGCTTGGAATAGGACAGCTAAATCCTTAGGTAACAGAACCTTTAATCCTATTAAGGTTCTAGAAGAGTCTGGTGAAGTAGATAAAGCTGCTAAACTTCTAGCTGAGGATCAGATCAGAGCACTAGGTAAAGCAGAAGAGTTCGCACAAGCCCGTAGCGTGGTCCCTGGTACGCTCCAAGAAGCCAGCTGGGTAGACCTCAAGAACCATACAACGACGCTCCAGCAGGGCTCCCAGGCCCTGGAACAGGGCTCCTACACACTAGTCAGGGAAAGAGCTGCTAGACTTACAGAAGAGATTAAAGCCCGTACATCCCTTCTAGATGATAGTGTCACTAACGGTGTAGTTAAAGTACAGCGCCTAGAGCAGGAAGGTCAAGCCTTAACTGCAGCAGCTGAACAGACAGATAAGATAGTAATGAGATCCCACCCAGGTGCAGTAGGCCGAGTGGTAGATGTTGCTACTTCTAATCTAGATGATTTCTTAACCTCCAACTACTATCGTATCTATAAGTTCGGTGAGAGGCCTAGCGGAAGTTCAGTATCTGGTATAGCGCTTAAGGTAGATACAGGTACTACTCTAGAGGCTCGTGCACTACAGGCTGTTAATGAGACAGCTGATCTTAGTGCAAAGTTTTCTAAGAGACAGGCTGATAGATTTCAGAAGCTTGTCGGAGAGATTAATCTAGCAGAAGCACATGCTAAAGAGGCCACTGGAATTAAAGTAGGAAGTAAAGCACATCCTATTAGTGAAGATGGATCCAGACTTCTAAAGCAGCCTGTTCTAATTAACGGAATGTCTGAGCATAACGGTAAGCAGTTCTTTCAATTCCTCAATCCTGAAACTAAGAAGGTAGCATACTGGCCTGCCGAGCAGTTTCAAAGTACCGTAAAAGGTGGATCTAGTGTTGCTGTTAAACAAGCTAAAGAATTAGCTGCTGCATACTTCGAGAAGGTCACTGGTCTTAAGATGAGTGATGCTCTGGGACAAGCTGCTATGAAAAGCAGAACCCCGGAATTTGCTGGAATTAGAATGGAAGCTGCTAATCAGAACTTCAGACCGGCTACGACTATCGAAGGTACTACTGCATTCCAGCAAGACTTCAATAGGAAGGTTGCTACTATCAAGTCTACCTTTGCTGATGATACTCTTAAGCCTTTCGTTACTAAAGAGAATGCTGTCTACTCAGCAGAGCGTGAGATAGGTCTTCATCCCAACTCCTATAAAGTAGAAGAGTTTGGTGGTGGATATGTTATTAAATATACACATCCTATCGATGAGACTTCTCTTCAGGCTCGCAATGCTCTTCGTATTGAGACTCAGCACGAGAACCCCCCAGGCCTACGTAGCTTTATAGCCGCTGCTCTTCCCGTCTCTAAAGACTCTAAGCTCTCTGCTAATATGATGGAAGCTGCTAAGCTTGCCGGCTACAGTGTTAAGAATCAGTTCGAGCTAGTCAAGCGGTTCCTTGATCCTATCATGGAGCTTAAGCGACAGGTAGGTAAGAAGGATTGGGATGAGTTCAAGGGTTTCTTAAACGAGCAGAAGAATTACAAGAAGGGCGCCGAATATGGCAGGTTCTCTAGATCTTTCGGAGAGTTCGAACAAGACTTCTATAAGTATAGTGGAAGAACCCCGACTGAAGCCGAGCATAGTGCCTACTGGGCGTATGTACAGCTTAACGACGTTGACTGGGCTATTAATAATCTAGGCCTCTATCGGGATAAGACCCGTCAGGGTATCATGATGTATGGTCTCCCCACTCGTGCAGAGTTGGGTAAAGAGATCAACATGAATATTGAAGGTAAAGTCCTAGAGAAGATGCCGACGAATAAGCAACCATTCGGGTATCTTATTTGGGATAGAGACCCTGCTATTGCTCAAGCAGGCTTCTTTAGATCAGATAGGCGTGGTCCTGAGGGCTCAGTTAAATGGCAGGAGTCTGTACGTCAGCGTGTAGCAGACGGTGAATTAAAAGTTATCCATGTAGGACCAGAGACCAGTCAGGTTTTGAAGGACACGTACGGCCTCAAATTACCGCGTGGACGGGTTGATTACATTCTAGTGGATGAGATTCACTCTAGCCCATTGCCCTTCCAGCAGCTTCCCTACAAGCCTGGTGGGCATCGGACATACGACTATCCTTGGGTAGCTAGGCAAGCCGATATCAGTATTGGTGATGCTATTAATCCAAGTGTCTACTATCATGGTGACTTAAACCATACCTTCTTCAATACCGAGAAGCAGGGTAAACACTATGTAGAGCACTTCAATGTAGCCAGACAGCTTCTAATTGAAGCTGCTCAATCAGGCGATGTCACTGCTCTACGTGCTTATCTAGGAAAGAATTTAGGCCATTCTCCCGAGAGGTTCATGAGCTTCTTCGAGGAGGGTGGCGGAGCTCTTAAGCTTACTGAAGAGCTTAGGCTTACCCCTAGCGGTAAGTCTACCTTAGATGCAAATAAACTAGAAGATATTTACAAGAGTACGCATCCGAACTGGACATTCGTGCGTCCAGAAGACAACCCCCATAACCTATATAATGGTGGTGTTAATCTTAGATATGCACAAGAAAGAGGAGATCCTCTTAATGCTTTCAACATCTCAGGATCAAAGCGTAATCCTGTCTACGATTTCCAACCTGCCAAGTACGTTGATCCTTTCACTACTGCTCACCGTGCTGCTGACCAATTGGCTGCTAGTAGGGTTCTGGATGATGTTAGAATAAAGGCGGCAGAGAGATTCATTGCTGAGTTCTCTGACGGCCTCTCTTGGGATATCACCCGTCTAAGAGGTGACCCACTCCAGGCTCTACTACATGCTCCTATTAAAGATGGTATTAGCGCAGCTGAGAAATTAGCTATCTGGGATGCACGTCGTACTACTAAGGAACTTATCTCTATTAGGACTGAGGTCGAAAACGGGATAGATACTCTCCAGCAGAAACTCTTCGAGTCCCTGGGAAGTAGCGCTAAAAGCGTCAAGGATCGCTCTGTAGTCGCGGAATGGGCTTGGAGTACCATTACCAGCCCAATCCAAGCAATGCGCTCAGCGGCCTTCTCCTTGAAGCAGGGAATATGGAACCCAGCAGCCCTCTACAACCAAGCCCAGGCTATTAATAACATAGCAGCAGTACTTGGGCCTACTAATGCTCTTAAAGCAGCTACTGCCTCTACCCAAGGGTATCTTGTACGTACCTGGATAGATAACCCAAATATGCTTGCAGCCTTTGCCGGGAATCTTGAGAAGCTTGGCATGTGGCAGGCTGACCATTTCATTGAAGCTAGTAATGCCTTCAAGGCTACTGGCTATAATAAGGCCGGTAAGGAAGTAGCAGACTGGAACCAGTACCTACGTAGTGATATAACACAAGGTAAGGCGGGGCAGATGTGGGATTGGCACACTAGTCTCTTCCGCAGGGGTGAAGAGATAGGCCGGTATAATTCCTGGTATGGGGCGTATGCCGAATGGCGTACTGCTAATCCCACCGCTAGGTTCGACAGCGCTGCGATCACACAGGTACTTAACAGAGCCGACTTCCTTAACCTTGGAATGTCCGGCGTAAGCAATTCCGTGCTCCAGAAAGGCGCGCAAGGTCTCATCACTCAGTTCTTCCATGCCCACTTGAGACAGGCTGAGCAGCTGTGGGGAGGTAAGCTTTCGGCTACGGAAGTAACTCGTCTCTTGACATGGAACAGCATAGTTTATGGCCTCCCTGTAGGTATAGGTGGACCTTTGACTATGGGCCTCTGGCCTGTTAAGAGTGAAGCTAACAGGCAAGTCACAGATGCCCGTGTAACCGGTGTAATCCCTGGGTGGGTCAATCCTAATGATCATGAGGGTGTCAACTTTGTGATGAATGGTTTAGCTTCTATGGCTGCTGAAAAGATACTAGGTATGAAGTTCGATATCGGTGGCTCAGGTCTTGGTGGTATCACTCTCTTTAGAGATATGATCAAGGGTGAAAAGAGCGCAGTAGACATCTTCACCGGTGTCGGTGGGCGTACAATGAAGGGTGTCATTCAATCTATGCATCCTTTCTATTCCTACGTTGCTAGTGTTGGTGATGCTCCTTTAACTGCAGCGGACTATCAAGATATTCTAGAGAACGTATCTTCACTTAACGCTGCTCAAAAGGTCTGGACTGCCTATTCTCTTGGAAGATATGAAGGTCGTGGTGAGAATAGACTTGAGAACATAACCACAACGCAAGCTATCTTCAGTGCTCTCACGGGTACTCAGCCTCAAGCGATTGTCGACATGATGGATGTCAATGCCATTATGAAAGCACAGAAGGATGGGCAGGTCCGTGCAAGAGAGTTGTTCAATAAGCATATGATCAGAGCTTTTAAAGAATTGGATGGTGATAACGAAGCAGGTTTCAATCTCAATTGGGACAGAGCTAATAAAGAATTCATCTTAGGTAACTTCCCGAAAGGGGATAAGATGAAGATGATCTCACAAGCTCTCAGAGATGAACAGCCTCTTGTCGTGCGTGCCCAGAAGCGTTTCATGGAACAGAAACAGACACCAGAAGCATTCCAGGAGTACCTGGGTTATCTTAGGAGACGAGGACTATAATGGCCCAGCCCTTTAACATTGATCAGCCTAGTAAAGATGCTGACTATACTGATAAGTCCAAGGGGATAACCCCTGATCTATCAACAGCCAGTCTCTTCGAGAGTGTAGCCACCATTGGTGACTCGGCCATTAAAGGCATCAATGAACTCTTCAAGACTAAGATCAGAGACGATGCTACTGAAGGCGTAGACGCCATTCGTGATCGTGAGATCAACATGGGCGCACAGCAGAAGGGCTATGGTACTCAAGTCCCTGCTGAGATCAATACAGCTGCCAATCGTCTGCAGACTATGAAGAATGCCAAGGAGTCCGGACAGATAGGAGATAGCCACTACTTCCTACTTCTAGATAGTGAGGCACGTAGACTACGCTCCAGATATCCTGGGCATAGAGAATACGTAGACAATGTGATGCAGGATCTAACGGGTGTCAATCCTGCTAATCATGCTATTGGCTTGATGAAGGCTGAACTCAATAAGGAGAACAAGGACTCTCCTCTTCTCAATGAGTATCACTTCGCTAGAGACCATGGCACACCACTAGCCGAGCTGCTGGCTAAAGGTGAAACCCCTGATCTCCAGACCGCTCGTGCTATCAATGCTAAGTGGGGTGTTATACAAGGAAGTAAGAAAGCCTTTGATGCGCAGTTAAGTACAGATGAACATCTGCGTAAAGCCAATGAGCATAAGATGGAGCAGCATGCTAATGAGGTAGTCTTCGGAACAGAGGGTATTTATACCGAGGCTGCTATGAAGTCTCAGGGAGTAGATACTCAAGCTCTTGCCAAGGCTGCGACTGGATATCGTGATCAGATCTCTAGTGGTATTGCTGAACCAGAAGCACGCAAGGCATTGAATGTTGAACTAGCTAAATATAAAGAAGCTAGTTTCCAAAGACTCAATGATCATTTAGATCAAGTACGCAATGATAGTAACGGTAAACCATACACACTACGTAGTGGCCTCTCTAATGATGCTGCTAAGCGTATCGAGGAGCGGTTCAGTAAAGAAATAGAGACCCGGACCAAAGCCTATAAAGAAGGCAATATCGATTATATGTCGATAGATGCTGATACAGTAAAGGCTAGCGAGAACATAGCTATTCAAAAGCTAGTGAATGAAGCTCCCTATATGGCTCGTGTAGATGCTCACAGGAAGCTTGGCGGAGATCAGTTGACTTCACTGATGCTTGGTGAGTCCAGTGCCTTCTTGACAGCAGAGCATAGACTCTTCCAGAGATACATCGTACAGGGTATCAGCGGAGAAGGTAAAGAGAAGGCTGAGGGTACCCTTAAAGAAGCTGAGCTTCGTATGAAGGAGGCAGGTATTCCACCTGAGGATATCGCTAACCTTAAGCGACTATCTATTAAAGGTATATCTGATGCACTCTCCAGCGGTAAGCTAACTCCTGAACAAACTAAGGCTACAGCTCTCTGGCTCTATAGCGGTGATCCCCAGAACAAAGACTTCTATGCCAAAGCTGGTTCTTATCAAGAACCTCTCTTTAAGCAACTCCTACAGCCCGGGATTACCAAGGCTATCATGGAGTCCAAGGATCCTGTGATTAGAGATAACTACATTAAGTTTGTAGATACTGCTGTCGGTAATAGAGTTGTAAAAGACTTCGAGAATATCAGAGGGCTAGAGAACACTCCGTCTATTCATGGTGTTAAATACAATCCAGAGACTAATCTATTTGAGCGTACCATTCTTCAGTCTAAAATACAAGCCAATGCAGCTACTGGTAAAGATGCAAATGCTGCACTGTATGGAGCTAATAACTCTGCGTTTGTTTCAAGAGCAACTCAGATTGCTGAGAGCTTGAATACTACAATGAATCACTACAAGCCAGTAGCAGATGCACTTAAGCAAGATCCTAATATATATGTTCAGAATTCTCTTGCTATGAATGGCTTGATGCTTGGTCCAGATAATGAAGTTATCAAGATCCCTAAGGAGCCTCTATCTAAGCCGGTAAATACTAATACACCAGCGGCTACAAGAACTACTCCGACTGGACCTGGTACTAATAAATCTGCATTAGAACCTCAAGGAGATACTCAAACTGTTGCAGGTAAGCAGCAGGGACAGATAGTACCCAGCTTTGATACTACTACACAGCCTACTGTTCCTAACTTCGCAGGTAATCTAGGTGATGTTATACCAGGAGGGCCAACGTTAACTGCAGAAGATCGGAGAGTAAATCCCACTCAAGAGAATCTTCGTAATCTAAATCCAGTTACTATGGATGAATTACGTAAGGCCCAAGAAGATCAAAAGGCCGGTAGACCTATCTCTCCTAGAGTCCAGAGAGCAATAGATCAGCTTAAGCAAAATATTATGAAAAGGCCTGAGGGTAGATAATGCCAATTACTATCGCAAGTCCTGGAAATATGCCACGAGGTTTCTCTGGTGAAGAGACCGTGGATGAAGGTCCATGGACTAAGGATATGCAACCAGGAGCACGTACTCCTGAATATGATCCAGGCAGGCTAGAGTATAACTTTCCGAGAGAGCAGAAGGATAGCCGTGATCCTTATTACATGTTTGATAAGGATGGTCCCTATCAAGGCTATCAGAATAAAGCATCAGCTGATCCAATAGATAGTCTCATTCATACTGTAGGTACCAGTTTACCTGGAGTACCTAATAGACCTTATCCAATGGATGGTAGGTTCAATACTCTTAATGCTCCTAAGCAAGATTCTCCAGATGATCTAGAGCTATTTAATAGGTATCAACCTAACTTCGAAGCTAACGCTGATCAGCTCTTCAGCATGTATCAAGAAGATATGCGCATACCCGGTGAGCATATGCCCAGTATCCTTGATCCCTTGATGCAACAAGATGGAACTGAACAAGCTGCAGTAGGAGACATGGGAGAGAAGACGGTTGGTTCAGCTAACTCCGAGAAGGCAGGGACCAGTGCTGATAAGAAATTTCATGGTCTTAAAGATGTAGATGAAGAGTTAAATGCATTTCAGAATGGTCTATTTGATCTAGGTAAGTTAGGTCCTCTGGCTGCTGATATCGTATCACATTTCTGGAAAGACATAACCAAGGCTGTTGAAAGCGGTGGTCAAGATATCCCAGCAGTCTTCAGATCAGCAGCAGCTGTAGCTGGTGGAGGCTTTGCTCGTGGAGCAGTCTCGGCAGAAGCCAAAGGTACTCTAGGGATGGCTGGTGGTAAGCTCCCTCCGGGTAAGCCTCCCCTTACGTCTATTGAAGGCGGAGCCCAGAATACAGGTGTTGCTCGTATACCTGATAGGCTCAGATACGAAGCTGAGTTAGCAACTAAAGCTAATGATCTACAACCTATCGGCAAAGCTCTAAATGACATTGATGAACTCCTGCCTTATCTCAATCCACTATCTAAAGATGCTAAAGACGTAACCGATCTCTATAAGAGATTGGTTGATCGTGAAGATCATCTCTATGGTATTGGGCGTAGCTACGAGGTTAAAGATATCCAACAGATGATGGCGGATAGAGGCATCACTCCTGATACTCCTCTCTGGCATGCAATGGAATCTCTACAGAATCGTATAGAAGACGCTACAGCAACGCTTAAATCTAGCCCTAACATGACAGCTAAACGTAAGTATGATCTCAACAAAGAGATCAAGGATGCTCAGAAGAGGCTAGACGATCACTTGACTTACGCTGAACGTGATCAAGGATACAAAGATACTCTCCAGATCAATCCTACTAAGTACGAAGAGGCGCAGATTGACGCAAGCCTTCGTAATATGAACCAACAGATCAAAGAGCAAACTGATCAGGCTATGCGTTCTGATTGGAAAGTTATAGAAGGTAGTAAAGGTATCCATGACGGACTAAAAACACTTAGGAAAGAAGCTGAAGATATCTTTAGTCAAGTTAAAAAAGGTACGGAGCACCCTGAGCTAGTACGTCAGAAGGGCCTCTATATGGATGCGATTAAGAGAGCCGAGTCTTATCAAACGGCTATCGTCGCGATTGCCAAAGAAGCTAAGCAAGCTAATCTACCTGATATGCTGAATACAATTCCAGGTATGCAGGGTGCTATTGAACTTGCTATGGAGCGTGCATCTAACGCCAAGAAACTCATAGACAACTGGCCTAAGGAGCCTACTCAACAGGTACTTCCTGGTATTCAGAAGCCTCCAGCTAACATGCCAGAGAGAGCCAAGAATACTGGAGATACCATCTCTCGTGATCCTAATCAAATGGAATTTGACTTCTCTAAGAAGCAACAGCAGACTATTCAAGATGAAGTAAGAGCTCAAGCAGCTCCTATAGACTATCGTCAGATGAGAGCTGCTATCCCTCGTACTGCTGACGGTGAGAAGAACATGGCTCTCTTCAATAAGACTATCGAAGATGTAGTAGGTTCTCGCAAAGAGTGGAAAGAGTTAACTAAGGAAGAGAGACGTAAGGTCTACGACAACGTCATTGCTCATGAGGAACCTACACGTAAAGATCTAGGTGCAGGAGCTACCCCACCTGAACTAATCCACTACAACGAACCTAATCGTCCAGTAGTAAAAAACGAATGGACACCTGACAGGGTCAAAACACTTCAAGACTACGTAGATGCTAGTAGGACCTATGGTGGCAAGATGGGTGATATTAAGACAGCATTCAGAGCTGCATACCCTGAGATGGAGATTACTGATCAAGCCCTACAGACAGCTATCTCAAAGACCCGTACTGAGGGAGCCGCTAACAAAGGCGTAGGGCATGCTATTAAGTTTGAAGATCAGCACATGAGATACTTGAATCACCTTGTTACTGAACAATATAATGTTAAAAATGCTTTAAGCAAAATGAGAAGAACCTTCCCTGAGGCTACCTTCTCTGATAACACTGTAAAAAGCTACTATGCTAAACTTAAAAGAGATCAAACAAAGTAAAAGAAAAGGGACCATTAAGGTCCCTTCTTCATTTCTAGTTCAGCAATGATCTCTTCGTCTAGATAGATATCTCTTACACTAAACTTTTCTCGTTTACGCTTAGGCTCTATGGTCTTAGGACTGTAGAGCCTATTTGTTCGTAGCTCCTTGGCCATCGCATTACGCTTACGTCGCATAGCACGCTTCTTTGATTTAGTAGGTAGATCGTCCATTGATGCTACTTATATCTCGGATCATCCACTGCTCGCCTAGAGGCTTCATAGGCTTGTTGGCTGGTTGTAAATGGACCCCTTACAAAACCATTGATGTGAAACCACCACCAACCAAACTTCCTCCAAACATTAGACATCTACAATTCTCCATTTATAACCATACTTATCACACCACTCGCTGTTAGTCAGGTTAGACCTATGGACTCTCTGATCCTTAGGAAACCACATCCAGATATCCTTCTCAGGATGTTGAAGTCTAACAGCTCTCATCTTAACCTGATCTTCATATCTAAGGTACCCTTTAACTTCAATGTAGGTTAGGGTACCATCTTTATTTGGGATAACGAAGTCGGGTATATACTTCTTAGGTAGGTAATACTCTAGCTTCTCTGTCTCGTATCTAGCCTTTCTCCCGAGAAGCTTTGCTATCTTTTGCTCCAGAGGACTCTTGTACTTCCCCGAGCGCTTGTGCTTTTTCTTGTATCTTCTTAAGGTACTCATGTTGTAAGGCTGCAAATCGTTTCAGCCAGCCTCCATCCTTTCCTCTATATCTATATTTGCTCATCAGGTCTAGGTTCCTTCATGACCACTGTAAGCCACCGTGGGCCGTTGCTGTATATAAACTTACGCAGTCCCTTGCCACCATTACTATCTTTATAACACTCATTCTTAAACTGACAGTAACTACATTCCATAGGTATCTTCATGTTACCTGATAGCCCATCAGGCTTAGGAGTATAAGCCCTGGGAGGAGGCATTGTAGAAGATAGCATGGACCTCAACCCAACTATAATCTTCTCCCAGGGCTTATTCTGTGCCTTGTAGACGTCTAGGTGGAGCTTTCCGAGCTCTTTGTCAACGGCGAGAAAGGCCATTTCTCCCCTGACTTTGAGCGCAGGATCAGCTTTGCTACCAGCGAGGTAAGCGTCAAGTTGATCAAGGTAGCCGAAAGGATCGTCATGCTCAAGGCGATGATAAAGGAACTTGTGCATACCACGAGAATTGGCAGACTTAACATCGACCAACACGCCGTCAATAATAGCGTCTCGGTGACCAATGACTCCGTGAAGATCAATCGTACCTTGTCGCCCAGCGACTTCATGACCGGATTGTTCAGCAAGGGAGAGGACAGTCTCTTCAAGAATATCCCCGTTGTTGAACTTAAGGAGCGTAGGCCCATCCAGAGACTCCGAAGCTTCTGGTTTATTTTGTCTATACCATAACTTACGTTCACACTTCTCTCCTAAGTTAGAGATGCGAAGAGCATCACCACTCTCCTGTCCCCTAGAGAGACGTTCTGATATCATATTGCCCAGCCTCTTCGCATCAAGACTAAACCTGCCGGACTCAACTAAAGAATAGATATCTTTAACGAGAGTAGTGATGCTTTTCATATTACCAGGGTATCCTAGGCTTGCCCTCTACGCCTGTTACTGCTTGGGCTTGCTTCTCATACTTGATCAACTCATTTACGCACACAGCCTCAAGCCTAGTACCTACGCCCTTGCCGAAGCTATTGTTGTAGTCATAGGCAAGAATCTTGACAGTCACCTTGCTGCCATTACCCAGTAGCTCATGGATAGGATTACCCTGTGGATCAATCACTAGAGGCTTCCCAGCAGGTACCTGTACATTGTCCTGCCAGACCTTACCCTTAGGATCTCTTCGGAAGGTGTAGTAACCCTCACCATCCTTAGAAGCCCTACCCATACAACCAGCCTGCTTATACAAGGCTGCACCTGCTTCATCTAGCTTAACCTCGATAGAGTACTTGTCGTACTTCTGATCAGGCTTATCCAGCTTAGCCCACCGGCAGATACCGGTGAACTCATATGTCTTACTAGCCATTAAACAACTACCTCTTCTTTCTTTGCCTCTTTGGGATACATCTCATCGAACTTAATGTCAACAAGCTTCTCGAATGCATCCTGCTCCATGCCGGCCTTCTCACGAAGAACTTCCATAGCAGCCATCAGTAGACTAATACTGTACTGAAGCTCGCGAGTATTAGGTCCACGTTCACGCTTAGTCTTTTCCATTTTAATTCCTCTCTTAATGTAGATTGGTTGAGGTAGGAGGATTTGTACCGCCAGTACCGGACTCTTCAAAACTCATGTCCTCCTTAGACATATCCTTCTCTAGTGCAATATCGTGGATCTCTAGATCCCTAGCACCAGGTACCATCTTACTAGCTACTTCGAGAGCGTGGGCTTTGTCTTTGGCCCAGACCCTGATGGGTCCTGCTCTGGGTTCCCAGAACGAGATCTGGAGTATATAGGGCTCACGCTTATCCTCTGATCCCTTGGCTTCCGTTTCATCCATGTCTTATTTTCCTCTAAGTAATTAGGTCCAATACGCCACTTGTGGTCCTTGGCTCCTTCAGGGTTAGTCTCTTCAAATCTATTAACGATAGGTGTTAGGTGTCTCACATGCGATTGGATAATCATACGCCGGTTGTCCTATGTCTTGATAGTCTTTAATGGACGCTGAGCCAGTCTTTTCCAACCTTGTACTCTCCTGCAAGTGGACATTTAAGTAGAAGCTGTTCACCGACTCGTCTGATGGAGTTGCTTTGAGTTCGGCCAACCAACTCTGCAACCTCTCGATTACCTCTGACTTCTGTGACGAATTCATCGTGAACGAGGTTGACTTGTTTGAATACGATTTGCTGTGCATTTAATTCCTTTCTCCATAATAGGTTTGCCATCTTCATTACTATAGCTTCTCCAGATTGGAGCATGCCGGCAAACATCCCATGCTCCTCTCCATAATACACCTTCCTACCATCTAGCCCGGGGAACCATCCTTGTCTAGCATAGGTGGGTATAAGTTCTGTACGTAGTCTTTTAAGTCCCGGATATCTTTGCTGGTAAAGTTGTAATGCTCTACTAGCTTCTCCGAGTGTACATCCAAATATTTCAGCAACTTTAGGCGCTGCTGCTCCGTTAAAGAATGAGAAAATGAATGTCTTATGTAGGTCTCTATCGCATCCAAGGTACTCGAAGATCTTGGCCCCGAGACTGTGCACGTCAGTACCTTTCCCTTTGCTCCCATTGACAACTGCGTCCGTAAAGATTGGATCATTGATGTAATGGGCGAATAGTCTAACATGCGCTGCTTCCTTATCCGTACCTACCAACCAGCAACCATCATCAGCAATCCAGAAGCTACGCATCCTACCCCCGAGATCAGTAGCAAGCGATTTAAGTTTCTCAGACTTATACTTGATAGATTTGCGTGTCGCGATGTTGCCCATATTAGGGGACTGGTGAGACATCCGACCAGGCCAAGTACCAATAGAGTTGAACTTACCATGTATTCTTCCTGTTTCAATACGGTAGGAGGCTTCCCATTCCTTTAGGGTACGCACCCTATTTGCTACCAAAAGCCTTTCTACCAACAACCTAGCACCCTGTGGTGCGTCCCCTGGGAGGGTCGCTAGGTTTTCCTCATTTACCTTCCAACTATCTCCGCCCTTCGTGGGCACCGTAGGTTTCCAGCCTGCGCTATCAAGTCTAGATACGAGCTGTTTAGGGCTTCCAGGGTTGAAATCCTGTGACTCGACAAGGACAAAAGGGCACCCAGGATGAAGCTTAGAAAAGTCAGTCCAATTACGAGGGAGGTTACTCCGCGAGAGCGTGCCGTGCTTGGTGAGCTTGGGAGTGATCTCTCTGATAGGCACAAGCTTGGGTGGGAAAGCCCGTCTGATCTCTCTGTCCAAGTTCTCGAGACTATGTGTAAGTTCCACGGATAACTTGTCTGCTTCTTTTTTGTCATACTTAAATCCATTCAGATGCATGTCCAGACAAACCCAGGCAAACTTTAGTTCTGTTTCTACTGCCTGATGATACTCTGGTGCGTTAAGAAACTCTGCTAGATAGTTGTAGAGCTGTTCATTTATCTCTACATCTCTGATGCAGTACTCCAGCATCTGAGTAGTGTACACTGTGAAGTCTGGGGATGGGTACTTGGGGAGGTCAAAGCGAGTACCCCACGCTTCTAAGGAGTGGCCATTGCCATCCGAGATCCTGTAGTTGAGGAGATGCGACAGGATCAGTGTGTCAATTACTTTGGTAGGATCAATGCTTCCCGGACAAAATCGTTCAAGAACAAGGTAGTCATAGTGAATAAAGTTGTGGCCAATAAAAGAATCAGCATCGGCAGCCAGGGTTCTAAATTCCTCCAGCTGGTCTTCTTCGTAGGCATATATAACTCCAGTGTCTAAGTCTTTGGCTACAATTAACCAGACATGTTTGATCTTATCTATGTCTAGGTTGTCAGTCTCTACGTCAATAACTAATCTCATTTAATAGCAATAACACTTCTCTTACTTAATGTCAAGTTTTAGTTACAGGACCAGTGATACCTGGAGGAAGGAGACCATCGTAATAATCGATGTGCCACTTACCGTCGCTCTCGTCAGCATCACAAATAATGAACCGAAGCTCTCCACCATTCTTTAATGGAAAACACAACTGACTAGAACAGATACCTTCGTATCTGTACCCACCGGGTACCTTATCGGCTTCTGAGATAAGTCTGTTTACTTCATTCACGGTAACCTCCAATCAACTTTCTCGACGCCTAGTTCTTCCAGCTTCTGATTCGCTTTGGAGAAGATCTTCGATCCGTGGAAACCAGACGCAGCCGAGAGGGGCGAGGGATGAGCGGCTGCAACAACTGGACATGGATCACATGCCGCTTTGTACTCTTGTGCTTGTTTGCCCAGAAGGATAAAGACCACCTTGCTCTTCGTAGCAAGCTCTCTAATGATTTCATAGGTTAGTTTCTCCCAGCCAATACCCTTATGAGATAGAGGCTTACCCTCTTCCACCGTGAGGATAGTGTTGAGGAGGAGAACTCCTCTACTAGCCCACGTTCGTAGGTCTCCATTCCTCGGTTGCGGATAGCCGAGATCTGCCTGATACTCTTTGAAGATGTTCCGAAGGGAAGCAGGAAGTCCCTTGTTATGTGGTAGTACCGAGAAAGCCAGTCCATGTGCCATCCCTTTCGTATGATACGGGTCTTGTCCTAGCAAGACTACTTTAACCTTGTCGAAGGGGGTCAACTCCAGCGCCTGAAACCACTTGTCTCTAGCGGGTAACGTATTGTTTTTACTACCTAGGTCTATTAAATCACTGTTAAGATAGAAATGTTTCCAGAACTTAAGATGCTTGTAACTTGGGACAGTCATGGCACTTACCACCGTATTCCTTATCTTTCATACATTGCTTACAGTAGCAATAGGAACATAGGTTACCAATCATGTCCTTACCAAAACCTGGACAATTAGGATTGGAGCACTTGTTCACTGGCATCTGGCGTCCCTTCTACTTCTGAGATACGGAAGGTCTTAGGATCGAAGTGAAGTAGTCCAGCCGGTCCAGTAATACTTGCAAAGCGATTACCTCGGCACGTAAGTCTAGTAGTGTTCCTGGACTTAATGTCGGCTGACTCAATATCCCTATCAAGGTGGATGAGCAGATCTGCAACCTTGCCGATATTTCTGCTACCTCTTGTTTGTCCCTGGTCGTTAACATGGGAGACAAGGAACATGCAGAAGTCGAGCTCTCTTGTGAGCATCGCAAGTCTTGTCGAGATGTAGTCAAGACGCTTCCTTTCGTCATCTTCCTCGAAGCCAGTGACAAGCATAGTGATATGGTCTAGAAATACAAACTTACAGTGAGCCACCTTTACCATGTACCTTATGGCATCAAGGATATTACGAGGGTCGTCAGAGCCAAAGTGAGTATAGAAATGAACACGACCATCACGCTTCGTAAGAGATTTGTACGCCATGATCTGCTCATCGGCAGAAGTGCCATTGTCAGGGAGATGAGCTGGAACCCCCAACTCATAGCCAATAAGACCTTGAACACTGCGGCGTTCCTTCTCTTCTAGGTGGATGACACCTACGTTGTGATCAGTTGTCTTGAGTAGGTGATACTCAATAGCTCTTAGCGCTTCAGTCTTGCCCACTTTTTCAAGCGCTGTGAAGAGGACCAACTCGCCTGTCCTAATGCCATAAGCCATAGATTCCAGTGTCGGAAAAGGGTAGGATGCAATAGCTTGCTTGTCTTCGCCTTTGAGGATACCTTCGATAGCTTCGTATGTGGAGATGATACCCTTCGGCTCATACCGCTTAGCATTGTACCAGATCCTCTTTAGAGCTTCTTCACCATCTGCTTGAAGCAGTTCGTTGGCGTCTTTGTACTTGTCGATCTTGACATGGTAGACTTTGTTGACATCAAAGAGGGCTGCCACATCTCTAGCTGCGTCCATGCCAGCTCTGTCATTGTCAAAGCATAGGTATATTGCTTCGAAGGAGTTGAGATAGTGATATGCTTTCTCACAATCACCTCTGGCTGAAGAAGCACTTCTAACCGAGACAGCTGGGTACCTGCGCCCCAAGGCCTCGTATACGGACATTGCATCGAAGGCTCCTTCGGTTACAGTGATCGCACGACTAGATCCAGAATTAAAACAGTCTTGGCCAAACAGTAGTACATTAGCGCCATCACCGACAGTTCTAAAAGACCTATCAGAATAGCCCCTAAGCGTGGTATATGTCCCATATGGTAGCCCTACCTCATCTGGAGTACCATCTGCAAGCACCTTAGTAAGCACCTTGTAGTGCTCCATAGTATGCCTGGAGATACCTCTATGTTCTAAGTATTGATAGGATTCTTTATCATTCATTTGTCTAAAGGAGTTTCCTAAGTTAGTAGTTACTGTAGTATCTATATCTATACTATATAAAGAAAGAGCATATGTATCTATATAAAGAGAGCATGAGAAGCAATACCCATGCCCATCATCATAAATAGCTAGGTTATCTCTACCCCTGTCCAGGCACTTCGGACACTGGATCTGTTTCACTAGCTTGGACTTTATCGTACCCCTTATAGGGGCCTCCATAGATGCATGTAGCATTGCCAATATACTTCCAACATTGCTTGCAGACAGAGCACTTAGTTCTAATCATAGTCTTCTGTTCGTGCTTGTCGTACTTGGTTTCAAAGTCTTTAGGTACTTGTATTTGTTCCATGTCTTACCTTACCTTTTCTCTCTTAAAAAGTCAAGAAAATCCTTTCTTGATTTTCTAGAGCTGACGTAGTCAGCAGGTAATGTTGTACTTTTCCTTGATCATTTTCTTAAGCTCGTCAGCATATCCTTGCACGGTTAAGGTACCTCCGATTGATGGAGCAGTATTCGTCTCCAGCACCCAGGCCTTAGCACCGTCCCAAAGGACATCTACTCCAGCGAAGTCCAGGCCTACAGCCTTTGTCGCCTTTACTGCCTGATCTACTATGTCTTGATGGTAAATAGTGACATTCTTAAAGTCCCCCACTACAGTAGGCTGGTCTACACTAGTTACCTTCCGTCGTACATTAACAGCCTTGCCGTTAACGACATGGACCCTGTACTCCTTCTTGAAGGGTACAAACTGGGTGTAAAGGGGACTATGCCCTAGGAGTCCCAAATTTGACTCTGCAGAGGGACTTGTAAACCAGGCCATGAGGGTAGCCATGAACCCAGGATCGCTCTGTACGGTCAAATTAGGGGCCGTAGCTTCGATTATACGGATACCACTGCCCTCTGACCCATTAACTACGTCCCTACAGACCACCTTATGGCCAATACCGAGCCACTTAAGGGCCTCCAGTCTATTAGTGGTAAAAGGTACATGTCTACACTTACCCTCCATAGCCTTAAAAGCCTTGATCTTATCAACAGAGATAGAAACAGCATCTGGATGGTTAATAAACTGGCTACCTTTGCAGTGAGATAGCATCCGGGAGTTACCCCAGTTAATGATGACCTTATCCGGGCTAGCTTGGTACTCCGATCCTGTCTTAAGAATACGCTTAAGACCCATCTTAGCCTTAAGAGCATTACCACCGCTGTCGTTCTTGTCGTAGAGGAGGATGTGTACCTTAGACATTGCTTGCTGTTCCTGTGTGGGAGGTTGTGAAAGTGATAGGTATTCCTGCTTGTATCTGTGATGTTGTGATTGGCTGATAAGCATGGTTGTAATTGTAGTCGGTCTTCATAGGCTTGGCATAGTCACCCTTAGCTAGTTGAGCTACCCATTCGTCCCAGTCTTTAGCGTAGGCTAGCTCGCTCACAAGGATCGCATTCTCCTCCATCAGGTTTTTGTAGTTGGGAACTCGATCCCTCAGTTTGGTGGCAAATTTTTCTGCAAAAATTCGCTCAAGTAATTTCTTAGAACCATTGTACACATACCAATCAAAAAACTCTGAAGGATCTTTCCAAGACTCACCGAGACAGAAGAGTTCATGCATAGCTTCAGCCCATTCAATGATCTCCTCTGGATCAGTAGTACCTTGCTTAAGGCGTACTTCCAAGGAACCATAGTTCCTGAGTGCGCCTAGGTTGAGACCTGCGTAGCGTACAGTATCTCCACCTTTACCAAACATCATTAGAGGAGGACGTTGATCTAGCTGCTTGATTGTCTCATCAAGCACAGCCTCTGCATCCTTGAGCCTCATGCAGAAGAGATTGCTCTCTCTATCCTCACCACAGTATCTGGCAAGAACATTCTCCACAATCCAGAAGACACAGACACCATTCAAGACATGTCTGATGTCTCTCTTGGTCATGTTATGATGCGTGTGGATACTCGTGCGGTTAGTATCCTTGACAATCTTTTTCTTGTTGATAATTTTACAGATGTAGTCAACCGCATCCCTGACCTCTTGACCAGAGTTAAGTGGCCTTGTGGTGACATACTCCATACCGTAGAAGCGTAGGGAGTCCTCTTTCTTAGAGGCCCACCAATCACTCTCGATGGGCGTAAGTTGCTCCTCCCCCTCGACCTCGATCTCAATGCCAATGTCGCCTCTCTTGTTGCGATGAAGACCGAACTGACTCAACTTCATGAAACAGAAACTCCCTCTTTCGAGATCACATTACGCAGGAACTCCTTGTCCCTGTTATCCAGCAGTTTGAAGGACTTCTTACCATCAAGGATACCAACTGAGCGGAGTCGATACTTGAGAGAGATAAGTCCACGATCAATCATGGATACTGCCATACGTCTATGGAAAGGTACTGTACCAGTTGAGCCGCTTTTAACCAGACTAATGGCCTGCTCTAATGGTTGGTACCTACCAAGGATACAGTTCTCCATAACTTCAGTAAGCATAGTCGAGGGACCCTGCGCAACTTGCCCATTGATCCGCAGCGTACTATAGTTCAATCCCTGCTGTTGTTTACGATCAGGGATACGAGAGAAGTACAATCCACCATGAGTCTTTGAGTAGCCATAGCCGAGAGGGAATTGTTTGTAGTCAAATTTTTCATCTGTATAGTCAACAGTCTTAGGCTTCTCTCTGCCACTCCTAGGTCCATAGAAGTAACTCAGAGGATAGATGTTGACCTTGTACTGGTCAATCTGACCTTCCATGTTGACGTAGTATGGAAGGCCATAGTACATACAGATGGTATCATGGAGACGCCTGATGGCATCCTCTCTTGCAAAGTATGGCTTAGCCATCGATCCACTCACTCTTGAATGTTAGTTCCTTACCGGGCTCCCCCATCATGTGGAGCATGGTGTTCTCTGCTAGTGCGAATATGAATGGGTACATTTTCGGATGAGCGACCCAAGCGTTGCTAGGAGTTCGGTATTCAACTCCAAAAGCTGTCGCTCTGTAAGCGCCAGGTCTACCGTAAAGCATAGCTCTCCTCTGATCGCGATCCCATAGGGTGGAGAAGCTTCTGTATATAGGGTCGATGTGTTTAATGAAACTCTCACAGTCGAGGACATGGCTTGCATCCTTCTTGTCGAAGTTCTCACCCCAGCCTACACAGATATGACCACCTGCTGAGCGAAGATTAGGCACTTTCTTAAGCTCAAGCATAGGACTCTCATTCATCAGTCCGCTATAGGCATTGAAATCCGGGGAGCACCCGAGTTCCTTCTGAGAATCAGGTACTGTAGCCAAGGTCGAATCCAGGAACTCCACCGAAGGTTTGAATGCGATGTCAAAGTGCTTTGGAAGCATCTTACGAACATCGGAGAATACGGCCCTGACGTTATACTCAAACTCTTCTGCACTGGAAGATGGCCGAATGTTGACTTCACCTGCCATACCGTCAACTTGGACATCGCCATGCTCCAATGGATAAGGCTCTTCCTTAGAGCCTGGAAGAAGATCATGTGCAGAGACAGGTGTACCATCTCTCAGGATAAAGAACTCAGGATCACCGCCTACTTTGAACGACATTAGTTCACTCGCTCCACATATACACCACTACCATAGATCTTGACCTTCTTAAGGTCAGCTTGTATGACCTCATTGGTCTCCTTGCAGTCTCTACAGACATACTCCTTCTCGGAGAACCAATAGACCTTGTTCTCGATACCGAACTTGTTGTTACACCCAGAGCAACCCTCATCAAGGAGTGCCTTAGCAACAGATAGTGCTAGGTTCCTTCTCTCATAGCCGATGTACTTCTCCACATCATGTGGCACCACTGTCTTAGCATTCTCTGGTGTGTAGTACATAAGATTAGCAGAGATCAGCTTAGGATCAGGCCTAATGTAGCTTTTCTTCACACCTTTAGCACACTTGCATTGGTTGAAGTTCCAGCAGCAAGCTGTACAGAAGAGACCTGAGATAGGCGGAGCCTGTGACGTGAGAAGAGGAACAGAGGTACCATTCTTTTCCCAAGGCTTACTAGCGCTTGGATAGAAGGTCTTGTTGTACTCCTTAGTGATATCACTGTCGAGGTATTGAATTTTGATATCTCCAATACCATCACCTAAGATAACGGAGTGAAGAGAATTCTTTGAGATGAGATGTGGGAGATCATAGCGATCCTTACCACCTAGCTCTTCCATCATGAACTCTAGGATACGCCTCTCACTAGCCCAGAACAGGCTCTGAGCCTTGCTCTTGACTAGCCAGAGTTCTCTCTCACTGTTGCGGATGAAGTTGAGAGTGCGTTGATGAGTATCTACAAAGGTCAATGCATAAGCACCTACACTAGTCTTGCTTAGTGCTTTAACAATACCTTCCTTGTTGATAGTCTTGAACAGATTGCGGCTATCTGTTGTATGTTTGAGGTCTTCCTTGTTCTTGGGAGAATAGTAATCGATAGTACCATTGTGACAGCCGAGGATATTGCCTTCATGGATAGGCTGAGCATTGCCTCTATTGACATCACCAATTGTAGCCCATCGAGCATGACCCATTAGCATCAATGGGCTCTTATCTCGCATGAAGGATTGAGTAGTATAGCGAGACAAGAAAGACATAGGATTACCTACATCTTTCTCACTTGTAATGCTGAACTTGTTGTGGCCTTTACGATGGCACTTGAGCACACCTGTGGAGTCCAGGCCACGTGTACCACTAACAAAGCCTAGCTCCACAAAGGCATCAATCTCCATCTTAGAGAGAGTTGAGCCAGCGTAAACGCCAAAGAGTCCACACATTATCTGCCCAACCTTTCCAGACGCTTGCGCTCGCGCCAAGCCTTCTCCCTGACATGCTTGCGATAGCCCTTAGCTTTCTTCTTAGTCTCTCGTTTGGGCTTAGGTCCTGTTGCCATTAGCCTACCTGCCAATCTGCTTTGTTATCCCGGAGGATTGTGACAGCCTTGTCGAACTCCACAGCACCAAGAGGCACAGTGCTGCTGATGCTATTGAAGTTCTTCTTGAAGCTGCCCTTGTATTCAAACTTACCACTCAGTAGCTTCTGAATGATAGTAGGCTTACGTCCACTGACTCCATAGTTATCAGATGCACCTGGAACCTTCGCGACACTCCAGATAACATTGCAGGGGCGATACTCCCCATTACCTTCTGAGATAAGTTTACCATTAGTCTTTGGCTTACCCTCTTTCCAAGCGCTCCAAGACATATTTGCCCAGCAGGTATCGAAAGGATAGTCCCCGATGTAAGGGAATCCAATAGAACCTTTAGGCGTTAGTCTCGCATTAGCTGTGACGAAAGACGACTCCGCATTAGTGAAACCTGCCTCTCGTAGTGCTGTAAACATACGCAAGTATCCATCTTGCGCATAGGGCATCCGCATTGCGAAGCACAGGTTTGCGACTGTCTGCGGAGACGTATCCATATCCCGCAGTACATATGCAATAGGCTTCTCTTCATGATAGATGATCTCCGAATCCTTCAAGACACTACGATATGGACTCCACCTAGGGTTCAACATGAACTTCCAGTAGGCTAGCGCATCCTCGTAGGTCTGATCAGGTCTCTTCCAGAGACTTGAGTAGATAGCAGTAGGTTTCCTTGTCGTATATCCTGTAGTAGTGTAATACACACCACTAAACATCTCACCTAGACAGGCCTGACAGCCGTGACACTGATAAGCAATGTGTGTCTTATCAGACATAACAGCTACTGTAGTATGTGTGCCTGTCTTAGGTTTCTTGTCGAGTGAATGATCGGCGAATACTTCAACAACATCCAGAGTACCTTTGATATCGATACGCATACTTGACTCCTATTGGTCCATTAGTTCGCCAGAATAGATGTAGACTTCACTCCCATCCTCCAAGAGGACCCAGGAGTATGCTCCATCTTGCTTAGTCACTGTACCCTTAAGACCAGAGCCCGTGTGAATAACCTTGCGTCCCATCAGAATACTCCTTCACTGATTACATCAAGCCCTTCGACAGAGCCTTGATACTCGTAGACCCAAGCCTTTGCATTAGAAATAGGATCATCAGGCTCCCAAACACCTACTTCAATTCTCTTATAGTGGTGTGGGTGCCCTTCATACCGATCCATACTCTCAAGCATGTCCTTAGTGACAGCATAAAGCTCACCTTGGACTGTTTTTTCACCTGAAAGCTTGATCATAGGATATGGAACCATTCCATGACCATACATGGTCCCTTTAACAACACCCGGACCAAGAAATTCAGCATTTTTTAGGAATTTATGTGCGCTCTTACCTTTCTTTAGAGTTCCGTAGACAAAAACAAACTCATCCATCACTTCCTTCATCGTCACTCACTCCTACTGCTACATATGTAGTCTCTACCTTCAAAATCTGATACTGATCTGAATAGAAACGAAGGATATCCTCCATTTCTTTCTTAGAAAAGTGATCAGGATACTCATTGGCCCTAGGGGACCATCTTACACGTGGTGGGGAGCCCTCCATGCCAAGGCGGTTAGCAAATTGCTGGAAGCGACCCGACCAATAGTAAATACGGTAGCGTTTCTCTACCTTGATCTGTTGATCGTCCATATCTCGCCCTTGGTGGTGGGAAGGCGAAGCCTTACGCGGCTTCGGGATTTTGGTGGGAAATTCCTTAAGTATTGCCGCAGAACAACTCTTTAAGCATGACAAACTAAACACACGGGACTCTGCTACGCTGCATACAACTAACAAACTTAGCCACTTACTTGCACCCGTGAGCTTAGTTTGGGGGAGGCATTTGACTGCGCCCCCTCCCCCACATGCTGGGCTGAGCTGGAATGGACCACTTAGACCTGCGGTTTATCGCACCATGCACGGGACCATTCGACGATTTGCACGTCGTTTGCCGTTCCATCCTACCCGTTCCAAGAAACACCCTGATCTGGGGCAACAATGGCACTAAGCTATGCACAAGTGGACGTATCCAACCTCGAATAGAAGGAACCCTTTCAGAGATTCCAACGGCTGGCTATCCCACTGGGAGTCGCTTGGTGAGCGACACGTCTAGCATATGGGAGGATATGGTCAGTCTTCTTCGGCCTTTTGTTGTGTAGAAAAACCGCTTGAACAGTCCCAGACGAGGTAGGTGCTGTGCATCTTATCCATACCATATCACGGGATTACCCGGTGAGATAGTAACCTCCATACGAAGGAGGGCTATCAACTGATATAGGGGATCGTGATTACGGGGACACTCGCTAAGGTTAATGAACCTAAGCATGGTAACTTAACTACCATCCGCAACACTTAATCACAGTCTTAGTCTCATCCAGAAGCCTAGGTCGAACAAGGAGGATCTACTAGACAGGTAGTCTCCAGGACCCCTATGGCTACCAATGGGTAGTGGTTTGGAACCCACACACCTAAAGTCTTGCAGCTCCACAACGGACCAGCGTATGTCCTATATATCTCTAGCTACGTGCCTACGTAGTCCAAGGCCGCTAGGCCCTGCTGGTATCGATCCAGACACCGGAAAGGTGACATCGAGTTGGATAGGACGTTACTCTGAGAATGTTTAACGTCTAATCAGCACCTTAAGAAGCCATTGTCCAGAGCAGCCCCTGATAACACGGCCTTATCTCCTTGCGTCTACCAATTGCGCCATATAGTGGGACTCGAACCCACACTGGGAGGAGACTTAGTGGTTGACTAACCGTAACACCCTGTACGCAACTAACGCGTATAGCTCCGCAGGTGCTACTGCGTAGCATCTATCACTAGGCAACGCGCCAAGTGACTAATGCCCGGAGCTTGTCCCAGAGCTTGCGAAGAGGGTTGTGAAGAACAACCGTCATCTTTGCCTTGGACGAAACGGTGATCCGGGTCTTCCTACCCTTGAACGGGCCGCAGTCGCCAACCAGTTCAAGTAGCAAGACATCGTCGTCGATAGTAGGACCTTCCTTCTCGGCACGGTGGATCGCCTTGACAAGGACGTAAACCTTAGCAAGCTCGATCTTGTGGCCGGGCTTTAGGGTCCCGACTTCCAACGATTTGGTGTGCAGCTTTGCACTCATAACGCAACCTCACTGTGGTAGTTCAGTACATACGCCACGCACTAACTATCCACCCGCATAGGCACGGGTAGTAATTTAGGCAGAGCAATGATCTCTACCTTATCGTCAGGTACGATCTCCACTGTGGCTTCTTCCACAATGACCTCGTCCCTCTCCCCCAAAGCCTGGGAGATTTTGTGTACTAGTTCAGGATCAGGCTCCATTTTCTCCTTAGCCCAGAGATTGAAAGCCTCTTGCAATCCGGCATGTTGGAGATAAGCATAGTGCTTCTCCATAACGCCTTTGTGAATGGTGAAGTAGTTACGCCAGCGCCCGATGATGCCATTGGCAACAGCGAGAGAATGTCGCCATTCATCGTTCTCTTTCTCCAACCTCCAGGCAAAGATGCCAATGGAAGCAGCAGCAATCAGCAGCATGACCGAGACGGAGGTCATGAAGATAGCGTAGGTTTCTAGTCGCATTACTCAGCCTCCTGGGCTATCGTTGAGTAACTCGTTCACATCTTCTTGATACTCATCCATACTATCACCTGAATGGGTTCCATCTAGTGGAAGGTTTCACATCGTGTTCGGGACCGTGATCAGGAGTGTCATCGTGATCAGCCAGAGGACGGTGACAACAAATGCAAAGACCCGCTGACCAGTAGTGATCATCTTCCCTTGCGCATCCATTCTGGAAGTCGAGAACACGCTTAGCGTGATAGTAGAGATTAGTAGCATCCTTTTCTTTCGTATTGGCCGCAGAATCACGCAGCCGGGTGACATGATGGGCGAAGTTGATGACCTGACAGCTACGATCTTTGCGTAGCCCTTGATCAATCATTTGATCCCTATTCCGCATATATCACCCCTGAATCCAACGGATAAGATATGTCAAGGGAATGCCGATGACCCCTGCCCAGCAGCAGAACCAGAAGAAACGATAGGTATTGCTACGTTGACGTTGGAGCGGATTGATACATGCTCGACAACGATGTCCATCGCAGCTATGACAGGTCATTAGACTGGCTCCTTATCGGTAAGAAAGATCTTGAGGGTCTTTCCTCCATCTTGCACACAGAACTCTAGCTTAATCTCCCACATGTCAAGGACACGCCCTTGCTTAAGCGTACTATCATCAATCACACAGAGACGTGTGACCTTGTACACATTGAGCTTCTTAGGGACTTTCCCTGCCATGATGGCCTCCGAGTTAGTAACAGGCGGAGCACTCGTATAGGAACTCTACGGAGTAGCTCTCTTACCTAGTCCTAGGCCTGCTGAATTGGTTGAGGGAGTCGGACTCGAACCGACAAACACTGCATTTTAAGTGCAGTCGCTTTACCAATTTGCGTATCCCTCACGGTATTATTGGACCTGAGTGGCTAGCTCAAGAACGTTTAGACACCGTAGCCAACGGCGCCATGGGAGGTTAGTTTTGAATCTACCACCGTCAAACGATGATACCCACTAACCAACTCCAGGCATGACCAACATTCCCCCGGTTCAACAGGAGTCCGTAGTGCACCCCGCGTTACCAGGGTGGTAAAATATATAGGGGCTAAGAGAGGGCCGTTCCGCGACTAGCCACGATAGCCAGCAAGGATTGGCGCTATCATTCCCGTCTTAGCTCGGGTAGGTCGTTACCCCTCTTTGGCTACACCCTATTCTGTTCATGCTACGCAGTAGCAACCAGCGTAGCTATAATCCCAAGATAGCTGGATTTCCTCTATTGACTCCCATGCTTGCGTACCATGATAGTGGCGGTTCACCCATGGCACGCATTGGGTTGAGGAGAATTGAGCCAAGCAAGGCTACGGTACAGCCGACAGCTACGAAGAAAGCTGTGTGACCGTACCTTCTAATGATCTTGGCATGGTAGAGCGCTTGGAACCTTGACTTGAAGGTTCGTCTTTCAGAGAAGCCTGGATATTGTGCGTCAGGAGAGCACACATCGTATGTGATGCGCATCCTATCTTTCTTTGAAGCCATGTTGACATACTCCTCGTGGTGGTAAAGGTTGGTACCCCTCCTAGGAATCGAACCCAGATCAGACGCTAATAAGGCGCCAGCACTACCATTGTGCTAGAGGGGTGTTAGGTTAGCGTCTGCGCTGCTTAAAGGCGTTCTTGATAGCAAAGACAAAGAAGAAGACGCAGCTAATCAGGATAATCTCACCCATCTTTCTTCTCCTTATTCGTAGCGTTCACTTGATGTGTTACATCCCTTAGATTATCAAGTTTATTATTGTTTCTAACTCGATCTTTGTGATCGATCTCGTACACTGGCCAAGTACCGTGGGAGTAAAACCAAGCAACACGGTGTGCCTGATATTTTGTTCCCCTAATAGTAAGGTACACATAGCCATCATCGTTCGACCAACCAGCAACATCGCCTTTGTTCTTCCCCTTCAGATGAGTGAACAAACCCGTTGCAGGGTCATACGACAAAAGCTCTAGCAGAAGCGAGTGGGTCAGCAGGCCCTCCGCCCGAGCCGCCTCCTCAACCTTCGCCTCTGCTAGAGCAACTAATCTCTTCTTGATGTGTTCGGGTAAATTGTCGTTGTATGTATCCATTGCATCCACGCGCTACGCCCTACTAGATTACTTCCTACAATCCAGCCTTGCTGAGACCACTTGAGGGCTTCTTCAGCAGTCATATTCATTGGGCGATCCTCACGTGAAGCAGCTGCAG